TTTCTGTTATTAACTGTTTATTACTTTCAATATTTCTTTTTCTTTCTTCTTTTGTTTCTTCCATTAAAAAAGCATCATTTATATAATTTTCGCAATATTGTATATTTTCTTTGTTTAAATGAAACTTATCTTTTATAAGTTCAATAATTATTCTTTTTTGAGTTTCTGAAAAGTTCATTCAATTAAATCCCCATACTTGTTAAATGTTTTATTTATATCTGGTATATATAATTTTCCAGTATCTTTGAGTTTATCAAGTGTTTCAATAAACCAAACATTATTTAAATAATGTTGATAAGGACTCAAATTTAAGTCCTTATAATATTTTTCTGAAAATTTCATTTTTTTAATTTCCTTTTATTAATAATGGTTCTTTTTCAATTGGCGTTACATCTATATAATTATTATCAACAATTGATTCAAAGAAACTAGGATCACATTCAGTAAACATTAATTTTCCTAAATAGTTGTTTATGTGTCTTGTTGTGGTTCTTGAATACCATTCATTAGTTTTATAATATTTTCCTTTAATTTTTCCTGCAACTGCTGTCTTATAACTATAAAAAATTTCAGTATGCTTGTTAATTTGTACAAGGTTTTGATTTGAACCATAAGGAATTAATTTCATTTTGGAAAGTTAGAAAGTGCATTTTAATTATATCATTCATATATAAAAAGTACATTCATTTTTTCATTCATGATTATATTATTAATTCTTATATGAACTAATTATTATTATTTTTAATTAAATTTATAAAAATTATTTTTATTTTTATTTTTTCCAATAAAAAATTTTTTTCAAAAATTTAAAAATTTTGAAAATTTTAAAATTTTTTTTTCAAAAAAAAATATCAGGATTTTTTATATCCTGATATTTATATTATCTGAAATATTTTATTTATCCATATACACAACTTCCAAAAATACAAGTCTGTAAAATATAATCCATGTCCTCAGCATCCAACATGCCATAATCTTGATTAATTAAAGCATCAACTAAATTAGTTCTAAATTCTCCTTTTATGTTTGGATTATTTAAAATTGTTTTAAATGTGTTTAAAAAATCAATAACTTTTTTATTATCAATAATTTCAATTTCTGTATCATCTCCACAATCTTCAACATAAATATTTGAATCTAAATTTAAGTTATTTGTATTAATAACAATACCGCCTTCTCTTTCAAGTTTTAAATCTTGTTTTTTAAATGGTTTTCTTGGATCAATGTTTACAAATACACGACCCCAAAAATAACAACCTTGGCCAGCAGTAATTAATAAATCTGTTAAATCTGAAAGTTTAATTTCAAATTTAGTTGATGCCTCAAAAGTGAATGTTTGAGTATCTGGAGCAGTTTTTTGAATAGTCATAATTTTTTTAAATTGTTTGGAAAGTAGATTAATTTTAAAAATTAATCTTTTTAAGGTAGTTAAAAACTACCCTAAAAGGATTAATTAATTAATAATATAATTTTATTGATTTAATCCATTTACAAGGTTTCTTGCCAAGCTTTCCACTTTTTAAAACTGGAAAAATACCATAAGGCATACACTGAGCAACCCACCCGTTAGAACATTTTGAAACATCATAAATTGGGACTATCCACTCTCCATCTTTTTTGAATTTAAAAAGATGCTTCCAATCTTTTTTCGCTTGCTTTACTGCTTTAAAAGCCATTAGTTCAAAATCTTCTTTTTTGTCTGTTTGATACCAAGAAGAACCAGCAGAAATTCTTATAAATGCTAGATAAGCTTTTTCTTTTTTTAAAGACATTTGTTTAGATCCTCATTAAGTAATTTTTGAATTTCTATACAACGAGCATAGATGTTGTTCTGATAGTTTCTATCTGTTTTTAAATCTTCTGCAAATTGAGCAGAAAAAACTAAAATTAAGAAACCGATAAAATAAAAAAATATGTTGTATCTCATTTTTAAACATCTCCTAAAGTAACTTTTCTCAACTTGTCATTTAAACAAATTTTTAAAAATTGAGATCTTGACATCTCATCTCCAAATAAAATTTGGATGGCAGAATCCATGAGCTTACATTGCTCTGGCTTCAAAGTAACTTTGACCTCAATAGAATTTCTATTGGCGTTTTGTGTTTTGAGTTTTCTAGGCATTTTGGAAAGTTAGAAATTTAATTTTTGTTTTTAATGGTTTAGCAATCTCTTAAATTAAATTAGCTTGAGCTTCACTTGATGTTGGAGCATCTGGAAGAATGAAAACTAATAAATCAAATCCTTTACTAAACTTAATTCCATTATATCAAATATATATCACTATTCCAGACTATTTGAATATTTATTTATACTAACTTTTTCAGACTATCCAATTATTTTTCAGACTATTTCAGACTCAAACTTTTTCAGACTTTTTCATACTTGGGGGGACTGTTTCAGACTTTGGCCAGCCAAAAATCGCCATGGGAAACTTAAATATATATCAGTTAATTTTTTGGTTCTACTCTTATTGAAAGTTCTGGAGCTTGGATATTTACTGTTTCTACGGATTCGCCTATAACTTTGCCTAGAGAGTCTAAGATCTGTGCTGCTGTCTGTAGTTGACCCTTTTTAACTGCTTTATTGAATAAACGCACTCTCATGGCTTGTAGACGTGGTAAAAGAGTCTCTCTGTCTTTTTCCCAATCTTCATTATTCCAAACTTTAACTCTATTCCAATCATCCCAGGCGGTTGTTTCAGAAATACCTTCAATATTTGCGTGTTCTAGGACTAATTGACGAGTAGTTTTACCTTCAAGTTGTCTAGCGTAAAGTCTTTGAGCACGTTTTAGGACATCTGACATAGCAGAACGAACTCTTTTTCTATTAGGTTGAACTATTGGATTATTATTTATGTTATCTGGGAAGGTAGAAGAAGCCACGGACTTGATCTTGTTAAGGGTTGTTACTGAAACTATAACCTAAAAATGCTGAAATAGGCTATAAAGAGGGGGTACTTATTCAGACTTTTGTAATTTTATAGGGTATGGCGGTAAAAAAACAGGAAGAAATAAGTTTAAGGTATGCACAGGGAGAGGTATTTAACAGTGATAAAAGATTTCGGGTATTGGTTGCTGGAAGAAGATTTGGAAAATCGTATTTAAGTTGTATTGAGTTACTTAGAGGAGCTATAAATCGACCTGGTGAGGTATATTTCTATTGTGCTCCTACTTATAGGATGGCAAAGGATATTGCGTGGAAAGAATTGAAGAGATTAGTGCCGAAGATATGGATTCAGAGTAAAAATGAAACAGATTTAAGGCTGGAATTAATAAATGGATCGACTATTGAGTTAAAGGGTACTGAAAATGCGATGGCATTGAGAGGAAGAAGTTTAGCAGGGGTTGTATTAGACGAAGCAGCATTTATGGATCGAGATGTATGGGCTGAAGTTATAAGACCTGCATTAGCCGACAAACAAGGTTGGGCTTTATTTATCAGTACACCTGATGGTACTGCAAGCTGGTTTTATGATATGTGGTGCTTTTGTGGAGAACAGGAGTGGGATGATTGGCAGAGATGGAGTTTTACAACTATTGAAGGAGGTAATGTTGCGAAAGAAGAAGTTGAAGCTGCAAGAGGTCAGTTGGATGCCAGAACATTTAGACAAGAATTTGAGGCAAGTTTTGAAAATCTTACTGGTTTGGTTGCTGTTAGCTTTAGTGATGACAATATTGATAAGGAAGTACAGGATTTACACATGATGCCTTTACTTTTGGGATTGGATTTTAACGTTGACCCTATGGCAGGAATCTGTGCTGTAAAGCATAATGATTGTCTTTATGTGTTTGATGAGATTATGTTGACGGGTGGAGCTACCACATGGGATTTTGCTGAAGAGGTTACAAGACGATATGGAGTAGATCGAAGGATTATTGCTTGTCCTGACCCTACTGGAAGTGCAAGAAAGACAAGTGGAGTTGGAGTTACAGACCATACAATCCTAAGAAGGTCTGGTTTTACTGTTATGAGTCCAAAAAGTCCTTGGAAGATAAGAGATAAGATAACTGCTGTTAATACTGCTTTACTTGATGCAAATGGAGATCGAAGAACTTTTATACATCCACGTTGTAAAGAATTGATAAAATCGCTTAGAACTCTTACTTATGCACCGAATACTGGTTTACCAAACAAAAACTTGGGAGTGGATCATGCTTTTGATGCTTTTGGTTATCTTTGTTTACAACAATTTAACCTTGCAAAACCAGAGACATTAGGTCAAACTTCGTTTAGAATATATTAAAATACCTAATTCTTACTATGTACCATTCTACGACTAAGAAAAAGAAGAAGAAAAAGAAAGGAGGTAAAAAGAGAAGTGAATGTTCCTGTAAATAAAGCGTTATACTCTAGGGTAAAAGCAGAGGCTAAACGTAAATTTAAGGTTTATCCGTCTGCTTATGCTAATGCGTGGCTTGTACGAGAATACAAAAAACGTGGTGGTACTTACCGAGTGGAGAAAAAACGTGGCAAGAAGTAGCGGTGGTCTAACCCGTTGGTTTAAAGAAAACTGGGTAGATGTAAAAACTGGCAAGCCTTGTGGTCGTTCAAAAGGCGAAAAACGGGGTTATCCAGCTTGTAGACCTAAAAAACGTGTATCAAGTAAGACACCTAAGACTGTCGGAGAGATGACCGCAGCCGAAAAAGCTAGGTTTAAACGTGAAAAAACAGGTAGTAAGAAGATAAGTTATCAACATAGACGTAAAAAGAAGAAAAAATAACTGTGAAAAACGCAGTTTCAAGGTAATATATTGT